CCCCGCGACCCGCATTTATGTTGCACCCATGTGCTACATCGCACCCGAGTTTTACGAGCAGGCATTACAAGGCATGCTCGGAAGCTTCGAAGCGCGCGAAGAATATGAAGCGTGTGCGCGGGTGATCAAGCTGCTGGCGAATATTTAATCATTCGCTGCCCTGGCTGCAGGCCAGCCCGTGCCTCGATCCCCAGATATCATCCGGGAATGTTCGCATGGATCATTAATATAAAAGGAGCGCTGTTTGCCATAGCGTTGTCTTCTCCCGACACTGCGGGGGAAGACAGCTCCTTTTTAAGACTACTAACTCGTTCATCCTAAAGGAGAATTAAGTCGATAACACCAGATATAAGTCATTACCTTTGTTTGTTTATTTGAATTAAAGGAAGGATAAACGCCTTAATAGCCACACGTCATGCACAATGCTGCTGGACAAATTTAGTGATACTTACATTGGCGTGTTGCAAATGATTTTAACATACTACAATGGACGAGAGAAAGGAACCTTCGAAATTTGTTAAAAAGTCATATGACAGAAGTGACCATTGGGCTATTTCTAAAGTTAAAGAACATTTAGTCAGCAGTGGATATACTATAATAGAAAAGAATGCCGAAGACTATGAATTGGACATAAAAGCAACAAAGAGCGACATAGCTCATTATTTTGAGTGCGAAACCAAGACAGGATATTCATTCACCGGAAAAAATGACTTTAGTTTTCCAACTGTAAGTTTTCTTGCTAGAAAAAAGAAGTGGGCTGAGATTGGATTTTGGTACATTATTGTTTGCAGAGAGACACTTGCGTATGTTAAGTGTCATAGCCAAACCATTTATCAAGGTAAGTTTCAAGAGAAATTAAAAATTGATTCAAGGGAAAGGCAAGGCAGCGATACTTTTTATAGAGTTCCAAAAGATCTGTGTGAATGGTCTAAGATTTGAATTTTGACTTTGTCTCCGGTGGTTAATTTCTAAAGTGAAACAAGAAGAGTATAACGGTTTTAAGGAAATTACCCTTATTCTTTATCCAATCAATGGCTCTTTGAAGAATACTTGGATCATCATAAAACTTACCAATACTTGTGTTACAGCTACTGCAAACCCAGCCTCGAACACCTCCATCAATGTGACTGTGATCTAACACAACATCATTTTTAAAATTTCTAATCTTTTTTCTGTGACATATTGGACAAGTGAATACTTCTCCAATATTCGGACGTGGATGCCTCTCGACATAGGCTTTCATTTCGACTTTATTAATCTTAACTTTTTTAGAATAACATTCCCGACAGACAGGCCGTCTTAAAATCCTGTTATTCTTACCAAACTGATTTTTTGAAAATGCCTCAATTGGCTTTTCAGTACCACAACTCGTACAGACTTTAGATTTTGGTTCTTTAGACAGAGGTGAACTTGTTTCCTCGGGTATTGACATATAATTGATTTGTTGCATTAACTACACTACCTATTCTTTTAGCAGCAATCTTACAATATGATTTATTAATTTCACTTCCTATAAACTTCCGTCCTTCCAAAATAGACATCTTTGCAACAGTACCACTTCCCATCATTGGGTCGTATACGAGGTCTCCAGCATTACTCCATGAAACTATATGGTCTCTAGCAAGTTTTTCTGGAAAAATAGCAGGATGTTCATGAGCAAATTCATCACTGGCGGAATGACCCTTTCCTATATTATATTCCCAGACGTTAATTCTACGACCATATTCGCCGTAGCCACCTCTCTTTAATTGAAGTAAGTCACCATTTTGCAATCTTTTTGTTCCATTATCCCCTTTTCGCGCCTCTTTATTTTCTCTGTCCTTGATAAGATTAATAGTTTTTGGATATTCTTTGCTTAAGACAAACATATATTCAAATGACTGCCAATAGGTGTTATTATTTCCGACAGCCCCTCGAGGTGGCTTTAAATAAACCATCGTATCAAACAGATTAAAACCACACTCCTTGAAAAATAGCGCCTGTCGAAAACTCGTTCCGGTTTCATTACCACTCACTGTTGCATCACCAACAATCCAAACGACTACACCACCAACTTTTGTGACACGAAATAGCTCTTTAGCAATATCTTCAAAATGGAATGTGTAGCCATTGAATTGAGGTTTCTTTCCACTGATTTTATTGTTGTAAGTTCTCAAGTCATCATAGGGTGGAGAGGTGACAGTTAAGTCAACAAAGTTATCCGGCATTTGAGACATTGTAACGAGACAATCCTCATTGTAAACCCGATTCTTAGCAATCTCTTTTTTC